GTAGGTAGATATTATGGCTAACGAATTATCCTTTAAGGATTCCATCAAACACGTCCTTTGTTAAGGACCGTTGATGTGCAAAGCCTGCCTCCTAGAGGGCTACTTCACAGTATCCCCCAATCAACGGCACACATTCGATTAACTCGAATGTAGTCATTGAGTGGAAGGACGGTTGAGCTGAAGTACTCAACACAGCCGTGTAACGCGTAGGGCGACGAAGGTTCGTCATCCGTAGTCGAAGCGCAGTTACTACGCCTCGCTAGTTCGACTAGTTTGCAGAAGTATGCAATAGCATCATCTGCAACCTCCCCGTCTCGCTGTCTTGATTTGACAGTGATAAACCTACCTTCAAAGCGTTGTAAGTCCTTATTCCAACGAGTCTTCGTAAGAAAATTCGTCGGTTCGGGACTATACAAAAATGGGCTTACTTCAGGATTACTCGTGAAGTAAGGCACATTACACTTTGCTGATAGTATCTTTGTTATAAGATACCATCGATATAAAGGTAGGCGGTGAAATAGTGCATTATTAGCACTACTACACCAAGACCCATACGCGCTTGGCGATGGTCGCTTTCTATAGAACGATGTTCTATAGTAAAGTGGGGTTATATCATAACCCGCCCAATACTCTCGTCCACATGACTCTCGGTATTTACCGTGGTTATAAGATTTTGTCTTATTCACAGTAAACCCGCAGAGCTGAAGAATCCTAATGGTTTCTTCATAACATGCGGAATCGACTATTAGGTCATCGCCATACACAGACCAGAGAGCCGAAGGCTTTCCAGTCTGTGACGACACCATTCTTGATGCATATTCCACTATTGCAGAAAAGATAATGCATTCTATGGGAAAGCATAACGCTGATCCCATAGGTGCAAATTTCTCTAACTGCAGTATTTCCCCGTCTGGGAGTCTCGTTCTAGATGAACGAGTTCCTAGAAGCCATTTATACAGGCTTGGAACGGAGTGGAATATCCTTTTCACTAGGCGCCAGGAAACAGTATCAGAGGCCTTTGAGAGATCAATTGTGCCATAATTCTGGCGCAATGAACCCTCAAGTGCCAAGTACTGATTCTGATCCTGGCTACCAAGCCGAATACGAACACCCAAATAAGGGTGATTATCGATGAAGCGGTATAGCTCATGCATTACTCCCTGTTGGAGGTATTGCAAGGCTATAGGCTCCATCGAAATCGTACGAAGCTTGGATGCTGTCTTCGGAACGAAGATCGTACGCGAACAGCGTACAAGACCTTCACCGGGCCTACTTGGGAAAAACCCAAGATAGTCATCGTTCATAGTCGGATGATTTAGTAAAACCTTAATGGTTCTATCTATTTCAATCTGCTTGAACTTTTGACTAAGGGTCAATGGACCCTCGGCGACAGACCCAGTACCATGCACCGGAAGGAGGTTCTTGATATGAAAATCATAGAACCATTCCTTGATGATCGAGGAGAGTTTTTCCAAAATCTCTTCATCATCATATTGCATGGCTGCAAGTTCTTGCTCGGTTTCTTTGTAATCCTCAAGAGCTTTGGTTTCAAGACCAA